GTCACACCCTTGAAGCCTCTAGCGATCAAAGAAATGGGGGGGAAAGTGCGCGTCGCGACCATGCACCCTGCAGTAGAAATTCAAATGGCACGTTGGCTCACTAAAATATGGTTACCCGTATTAAAGAAAGCAAACATGTCACGAGATATGCTCCACGGTAATGACTTTCTGATCTTGAAGCATGATAAGCGGTTCCGAAATAGTTTTCTCTATTCGGCAGACTTATCAGCGGCAACCGATCATATTAGTCATCACCTAGCCCAGACGGCCGGAAAGATCCTAAATAAGTGTCTTGGTATCGATGAGCTTCCGCTCTTCGACACCCTTATTAAGAACCTCTTCGGGCCACATACTGTCAATGAAAAGTTGACAAAATGTGGTATCCATATGGGTCTAGGCCCTTCGTGGACCATTCTCTCGTTATTGAATGGCTACGCAGCGTACATGGCAAAGTGTCGGACAGATACCTATCGTATTTGCGGTGACGACCTCATCGGGTTCTGGAACGAAACACAAGTCCAAGCGTATGAAGAAAACCTCCATGCCCTTGGTCTCGTGGTTAACACGTCCAAATCCTTCCGGGGAAGCCACGGCGTCTTTGCAGAACGCCTGGCCACCATTACTGGTGACCACCAACCAATTGCCTACATCCGAGATGTAGGACACTTGGCTATTGCCGGAGCAAGCAAATACGTAAGTAAACAGTCTAATGCATCATTGCCTATCTTAGATCTTTTGCGAGAAACCAAGGTAGATCATGCATTAGTAAAGGACACACAACGACGAATTCTTAAGAACTATCGTTCAACTGGCCCAACATTCTTGGGAGGAACTGGACATGGTAAAGCAACTTGGTGTCAACTCGATTATCATATACAACACGGCGGAGTAGGTTATGCGAAGACCTATTCCGACGAGTGTATAATCCCCTCGAGGTTACACAAAGCGTTCATCGACTATATAAAATTGAATCCACGGGATATCCCAGTTGGTACACAGAAATCTGTGGCTGACTATATACCTAGTGAGAGAGCGTTAGCTGCAATTTTAAAAGTAGATGACTATATTTACACATGCCAGAAACGACCGAAGTCTGTTGCCCCAAAAGGCGTCAGGGACCTACGCGCGTACACTCACCGTGTGCAGCGCTCCACTTCGCAAGGTGCGAAGGTACGGGTCCTCAACCACTATTTGAGGAAGAAGGAACTCAGTAGCGAAGATAAACAAAAGTTAAAGGCTTTATATTATCAACGCGCGAGTAGTAGGCGACTCCGCGGATATATCACGCAATTAGCACAACGTGATGTATCCGTCGTATACAGTCCAGATGTCATGCACTACATCCAGGACCGGTACGACGCGGAGTCATGGGTAGGAAAACTCGACGTAAAAGCGGAACCAAGTATTCGAAAACACTTGGGAACTCTTCGACGTGGAGAAGCCATAGTGGGCGTCCGTTAGGAGACCCA